GACTATCGAGAGCTTAATAACATGATGTGGGAACTAGCACCGGAAGGAGCGCGCAATGTCCAAGAAAAAAGAACTAAAAAGAATTCAGAAGTATTGTGAAAAAGCGGCTATCAACTTATTAAATGCCAGCGACTCAAACGACCCGCGACTAATCTGGGCGATCTTGCGCAACGTGAGCGAGACAGTTTATGGCTACGAGTCCGCGGCTGAAGAATTATGGTGCAACGAATGACTCATGAAGAACTACTAGCCAAGATTCAATTCTCGCGTAACGATTTCAATTATGTAACACCGCATAATGCCCTTCGCGCAGTAGTGGAATTGCATAAGCCAGATGAAAATAATCAATGTCCTGAGTGTGAGTATTACTGGATTGACGAAATTAAGTTTTGTGATTATCCCTGCCCCACTATCCAAGCCATTGAGAAGGAGTTGGCGTGACTATCATCGAAGTATGCCCGGAGATTGATTGCGACTTTCGCGTAATTCACGAAATACCGACAAACCGATATAGCGAAATCGGAGCGCGATCTATGATTTTCAAGACACCGTCAAACAACCTCATGTTCCAACACGAAAACGATCACCGACTAGCAAGGGAAAAAAAATGAAAAAATGCGCATACAGAATTCATGTAGTCGAATACAAGACGGCAACCAGCGAACCGGAAGAATGGGAGTTTCACTTTGACACCGCCATTGACGCGATAGAAGCTTGGCACAAGTTCAGAGATACTAACGGCCAGCACAAGCGCGTATGCTCCTTTACGGGAGCCGCGGGCGATATGGATGTAAAGATTTTCAACGCATAGGTAGTTAAATGGTGTCCATTCATCGCCAAAGGGCGGTCATGACCCCCCCCATGAGAGGGCGAGCCGTACCTGCTACCCCACCTGACCGCCGGCTGGTCACGACCGGCGGTTTAGGTCCAAATTTAGGTCTAAACTTACTTACCAGTATCCGCTATCGCTCTACAAAGGAGAACGAAAAATGGATGATACTTTCGTAACTCGGTGCCGCTCTTGCGGCGTTCAACTATGGGTGGCAACAGTCTGCTCCTACTGCTCTTTAAGGAGTAAGGTCAAAGAATAAAGATTTGGCGCAAGATCCTTGTAACAGCCATTTTGGTTGGGTCTTGCCAGTCGGTCGGAGCGCAAGCCGCATTTGCGCCTAAAGACTTCGTAATGCAACCCAAAACGTATGCAAAGTATGTAGTTCTAGGCGAGTGGCACAGTATCCGGCAAGATTCCTGTCTCAATGAATTATGGACACTAGAAAGCCATTGGAATCCAAAAGCTTCTAATCCGCACTCTACGGCGTTCGGTATTCCGCAATTTCTTGATCAAACNTGGGTGGACTATCACTACCCAGTTCGACCTAAATCTGCCTTGACTCAGATTACAGCCGGACTAGACTATATCTCTGCNCGTTACGGCAACCCTTGTACGGCACTAAAGCACGAAAAGCGGAAAGGTTGGTACTGATGGCTATTGACGCAAAGATTGTTCAGAAGGTAGTAAGTCGTGCCAACGGCTACTGCGAGACTTGTGGCGGTAACGCGCATGAGAGCATGGCACTCCACCATCGCAAGCTTAAATCACGCGGCGGTGAAGATAGTGTGGCTAACCTGATTTGGATACATCACGGATGCCACAACTTGAACACAAACAGTATTCACCTGAACCCTGCGGAAGCAGAGCGTAAAGGATGGATGGTTGGGTCTTGGCAAGAACCGGCAGAAACGCCATTTGTTCAGCCTGACGGCTCAATCGTATTACTCAACGAAGATGGAACTATCCATCACTTAGGGGGCAAAGATGGCGAAGAATAGACTCACAATACAGGGGCGTATAGGCAAAGACCCTGAACTCAAAGCAGTCGGAGATGAAGCAGTTGCTGAGTTTTCATTAGCGTTTACACCTTGGTCAAAATCCAAAGGCGAGGGTGAAACAATTTGGTTCGATGTAAGCTTCTGGAACAAGAACGCAGACGCGGTTATGGACTTTTACCGCAAAGGCGATCTGGTCGAGGTCGAGGGCGTATTCGGCTACAAGCGGAATGTCAAAGACGGCGTAGAGAAGATTTATTTATCTATCTTGGGTCAAAGCATTTCTGAGGTCAAAATCAGCAAGAAGGCAAAGACTGACGAGGTAGCGCCTTGGTAACAGCCGACAATGGCGAGGAATTATGGGCAACTGATGAGGTTGCCCAGTTTCTTAACATTACAATAAACAACCTACGGCAAATCCAGCACCGAGGTCAGTTGGAGTGGAAAAAAAGAGTTTGGCGCTCAGTCTATTACTCTGCCGATGAGGTTCGCGCCTTCAAAGAACTGCGAGAAAACAAAAAGCGTGGGTAACCTACTCCTGTGCAAACAGAAGAAGCGACCGTCGAGGAAATCGATGAGGCTATGGTATGGATACAGTCCTTGCTGGCTGACCCACGCCTAATCCCACGCCGCCGAAATATCTTGCTTGGAGAACTAGACTCGCTGTTAGATGCTCGATTGGAACTAAGCGAAAAGGAACAGTAAAGTAATCTCATGGAAATCGAAGAAATCGCTCTTACGGCAATTAAGCCTTATGCAAAGAACCCACGCAAAGGCAACGTAGATTTAATCGCTGAATCGTTGGAAGCTTACGGGCAATACAAACCGATTACTGTGAACCTACGTAACAATGAAATCCTAGCCGGCAACCATACGTATGCCGCCGCACAAAAACTCGGTTGGGAAACTATCGCCGTCACATACGTCAATGTAGATGAAGCGACAGCCGCGAAGATTGTAGCGATCGATAACAAGACATCTGACTCTGGTGAATACGACACCGAGAAGCTTCTAGAACTATTGGGAGATTTGCCTGATCTTACTGCTACCGGCTACGCGCAAGATGATGTAGACAGTTTGCTCGCACTACTTGATGAGCAAGCGACACCTAACCTCGGAGCAGATATTCACCTCGCACCTAAAATTGGTGAAACAGGATTAAGCAACGTCAATGTCGGTACCTCATTAGGCGAATACGCCGAACGCTACAACGCGAAGCAAACTCGTATGTTGATGGCAGATTACGAGAACACTCTTTACGTATGGCTTATCGAGAAGTTAAGCGATTACCGCCAACGTCACGGACTCACAACAAACGCTGACGCGATCGTCAAACTGGTTGAAGATATTTACAACGAGAAGGCTCCAAGAGAATGAACCTAGCCGATCTTCCAATTATTAAAATCAAGCGAGTAATGTCGGAAGAAGAATCCAGCGAACTCGTAGGCACAATGGTGGAGAACCTCGAAGCCAACTGTAACGAAGCCGGTATTTATGTAGACGAAGACACAGACGAGATTATCCTCGCTTACTTCCCGATGGAAGAAGAAGTCAATCTCCTACGCAGGTCTGTATTGAACATCAAGTACGGAAGCACAAAGCGCCAGAGCCTCGGTATTGAAAACCTCTCACGTACTTTCGGAATGGCACCGCGCAAGGTCTTTCAGCGTAGAGAGTCCTGCCGCCCAACAACTCTCGCCGGAGAGCAACCCAACGAACACGCAGTTCTTATTGCGTTTGCAGAGAAGTTTGCCAAAATGTTCAAGGAGTTTGCTCCTGATGTCTACGAACACGATGTAGAAGCACTCAAAGAAGCCGGACTAGAAAACGAATGGCGCATGACCGATGATGCTCTATGGACATCCGGCGTTGTAAATAAATCTTCAACCCTGCCTTACCACAGAGACGGATTCAACTTTGCCACATGGTCGGCGATGCCAGTTATTCGCCGCGACATGAAAGGCGGCTACCTCAATTTCCCTGCCTATAACATCACTTGCTCTTGCCGTGATGGATGGGTGCTGTTTTTTGCTGGATACAAGTACGTGCATGGAGTAACACCTATGACGCCGGTGAAAAAAGATGCTTACCGCTACTCAATCGTGTATTACGCGCTACGTGGCATGAAAGATTGCTTCACCTATGCAGTAGAAACTGCTCGCGGTGGCGAGAACCGAACCAAACGTGAAGAACAGATGGTCAAGGTACTCAAAGGCGAAGCAGAGTCGCAGGTTAAAGGTTGAAGGTTGGCTACCGGCGTGTATCGGGCAAACTACCTCTAACCGACAATGAAGCCGGAGCAAGAGGTACGTGGCTAGAAAAGCGCAGAGGTCTCATCGCAAGCTTGGAAGAACGAGGACATACCTTCTCGTATTTGACCGACCCAACGCCTAACAGCCAAGAGGCAGGTTACGCAAAAGCTTCTAACTACGATTGCGACCTGCTCATGCTGGAGTTCGGCGGCAATAACCTCATGTTCAACAAAAAGGCATGGGAAGAAACTTTTGCCATCATCAAGCAACATAAGGGCAAGATCATATTCCTGAACGATGACCCGGATTTGCCGTTCTTGTGGAAAGAGTTGCCAAACGAAGATTGGTCACGTTGGACTATCGCGGCTAACGCAGTCAACGCTGATGCAGTACGTAAGCGCCTGAACGTGCCAACGGCGGCAAAGGTCATAGACATCCCGTTTCATGCTGTATTGCGACAACGCGAGTTTGCAGACGGCATCAACACGACTGCTGTTTATTACGGCAGACCTAACGGCAGAAGCAAAGTCCTAGCGCCATTCCTCTCTAGCGGAATTGTGACTATCGCCGGTAAGCAAGAAGAATGGGGCAACGAAATTGTCGTTCCAGCGCCGGAGCAGAAGAATCGCTCAGAGTTTTACCGCCAATGGAGAGCCTGTCTAGCAATTTATGACGGCAAACACGCCGATACAGGTTGGCGTACAGGTCGCGCTTACCATGCTCTACTCGCAGGGATACCCGTAGCCGCTCCACGTGGCAATAGGGGTCTTGCTTGGGCATTTCCGGCAGATTACCCTAACGAACTGGCTCAACTCCTCAGAATGGACAAGAACCAGCGAGAAGAACTACACGCACAGCAGGTAATCGCGGCAACAGGAGACATAGAGACTGCTTACATCGCTCTAGGCTTATGATCGGCTACGACATTGACGGAGTATTAGCTTCTAAGCCAACCCCTAGCGACAAGAAGTGGGGAAGGATGAACGGCGCAGAGCGTAAAGCCCACAAAGAGAACCTACTTCACCAATACGACAACGCCAAAGCCCTACTCATTCCGACAGAACCTTTTTACGCCATAAGCGCTCGTAAAGACGAACCTCTCGTAAGAGGGATAACTACTCATTGGCTCAAAGAGAGATATGGCGATTTAGTGCTTGGGGTTGCNCTACTGCCCATGAGCAGGTCTATCGAGAACGTAGTGAAGTTCAAGAACGCGGCTATTGAGAATTATCAGATTACAAGATTTACCGAGGACAACAAGAAGATACTCAAAGGTCTNCACGAGAACGCTTGCCCTGCTGAACTCTACTTTTGGGAAGAAGGCATGAGCGCGCCAGTTGCATTTCCTATTTCCTGAGATACGCTACACACATGACAGGAAAAATGGCTATGCCTGAGCCGGAAATGGTAGAGCGTGACCTTAAAATAATCGCCCTACGCAATACCGGCGCTACGTGGGAAGCCATAGGACAGGCACTCGGTTACGCCNNCGCTAGTGGTGCTTACAAGGCATACCAGCGNTTACAGGCTCGCAGAGTNCACCCGAAGATAGACGAACANAGNGANATCGAATTATCTTTTNTAGACTCGCTGTTGCACCAGTTGTTCTTCAACGAGGAAGGCAAGCCAAAAGCCAAACTCTCGCTGAGGGAGATGGACAGGGCGTTAGCGATCCACGACCGCAAGGCAAAAATACTAGGACTGAACGCACCGGAGAAATTACAGACAGAGGTGATTACTTACGATGGAAACACCCTTGCTGAACATACCCAGCGAATCATTGAGCTTGTACGATCATCTCGCAGCACGACGAGCGCTTTGGGCGGCAACCTTGGCGAGACCGGAGCAACTGCCTGATGACGCTGATTGGAGTACTTGGCTTTACTTGGCTGGGCGTGGCGCTGGTAAGACGCGCACTGCGGCTGAGTGGATTGCGTGGGAAGCAAGCAGACACGATGCAACGCGCTGGGCAATTATCGCGCCAACCTTTGGTGACGTCAGAGACGTCTGCGCGGAAGGTGAATCAGGGGTTATCCCTATCCTACGTCAGTATGGAAATCTCGATTACTACAATAGAAGTACGGGGCTAATCCGGCTAAAGAACGGCTC